AATTTAAATCCCCCGGGTCTTTGTAGATAACTTAACTAACTATTAGTTAGTGAAAGTTGCTGCCGCTGTTACAGTAACAGCATTTGCCCAAGCGGGACCTGGATCTGCTTCAAGAGCAGTAACTAGAGCGGCTGTTGTCCATGCACCTGTTGGGTATACAGCGAATGCTAATGTGTCATTAGATGTATCTGTGTACTCATAGATGTAGATAGTTGCCAACTGCTGAATTGCTTGGATGCCTGCTGCCAACTGAGTAGTTGTCAACGCACCGTTTGCAGTTGCAGTGAAGAAGTCTAACTTTGGACCCTGAGGCTGAACTGTGGCTGCTGAAGTAGCAGTGTTAACACCAGTGTTTGTGTATGAAGGGCTGTCTAACCATGTAACTGGCTTAAGATCACCATTAACTCTTGTAAATTGTGCCATTTTGTTTTTCCTTTAAAAATGTGAGTTTCTCTGAACTCATGTATATATTTATGCCAAAAATAAAAAAACCAGGCCTAGAAGGATTAATTTATCGTGTGCCGGCTAAATTTTGACGGCTGAAGCCCATTCTATCTACAAATTTTAAGCCATTTGCAACGAAACCTTCTTGTGTTTGAGTTCCATCTTGTAGATATCCTTTAACGGGACTACTCTCAGCGGCTTTATCAAGTTGTTTAACAACATCCATTTTAAGATTATAAAGAGCAACCCAAATCTTGAATGCTCCTACTACGCCTTCTTTATTGACTTCTAAATGCTCTAAAATCTTAGCCTTCATTTTATCAGACATAGGTCTTGACTGCACAAAATCAATAAATCCATCTATGAGATGTGACAAGTTTCCTGAAACAATTCGTTTGTTGATGTATACTGTAAACAATTGATTGAATGTATTACGTGCTTGAGGAGCAGTATTCATTAAGTCTGCAACTAGATTACCATACTTAGATAGTGCTTGTTCTGCTTCGGTTTTAAGTTGGTTGTTTACCTTTAATTTGGGTGCAACTGGCATCTTACTTGGAACAATTGCAACATCTGAGTTATTTTGCAAATTGCCGATAGTACCATTCAATGTTACTGCATCGTCTGTAGATTCTGCATTAGCAGGTATAAACTGGTGAACAGCGATACCTGCGTTTTTACCAGCAATCAATTTACCTACTTCACTACCAGTATCTACTGTATAAGCAATGCCATTTGGATTTGCTTTGAACTTATATAAACCGTTACTATCATTCAATGGATTACTGAATAACAAATCGCCCCAATAGAAACCGTTAGAACCCCTGTCAGCCTTTTCAAGACCAGGCCAAATAGTATTGATTAAGTCGTATAGTTCACCGCGGTTTACACCTCTAGCATTATCATATGCAACAAACTCCTGTGGGCTATATACCTTCCGTCCAGAGCCATCTTTCTTGTTGAACATGTGCTTGTCCATGATAGAGAATTTACCATCAGGGCCACGACCAAAAATCAATGCAGGATATCCATCCCATTTGATTGTAACAGTATTGGGATTATTAACAGTTGCCACCATAGCATCAATTGCTCTACGAACACCTGATTCATCTTCTAAGAAAACAAGGTCTTCTGGATGATCTAAATGACCTTTGCCCTCAGTAACAACAACTTCTTGGTCGATGTTATCTAAGCGAGACTTCAATAATGCTAATGATTCTGACAAATTCATTTTGTTCTACGCTTTGATTCTGCTACTTGCTGTGCTGGCGCGGCTGTAGTTGCGGCTGGCTTATCCTGGAATGTATTTCCTGTTGTGTTTGCTGCCGGTGCCGAAGCCGGTGCCAGTGATTTAATCAAATCAGAATATAATTTTGGATCAACTTTAGAAAGTTTAGCCAAATCTTGTTTAATCTGTGCGGCCATTTGTTGACTATTCATCTGAGCAGGTTGTGCCTGAGAGTTAGTTGCAGTTGCAGGCTGTGTTTGTCCTGCAGCCTGTGGCTGATTACCGCCAGGTGCCGCGGCTGCTTGTTGAATTTGATTAGCAACATTGGCTGCGCCGGGCGCAGAACCTTTTGACAATGCCCACGCACTTTGTGCCAATGATTCTAAGGCGCCTTTGCCCTTATCTTGTGCATAAGTTTTAGCAACATTGTTAATTAACTTATCAACCATTTGTTGTTGTGACGAATAATTAACGCCTTGCATATACTGGGCAAACCAATTTTGTAAGTAATCTTGGATGCTTTGACCTTTAGCCGCTTCTACGATACTTTCAAACACGTTGTTAAGTTTAAGATACTTAGACTCAACAATGATATAGTTCTTTGAAGTGCTTTCCTTAAGAACTGATAGACCCACATCTTTCCATGACAATTTAACTGATTCAAGCAACTTGTTAATGTAGAAAATCTTCCAGGCTTCAGCCATTGTTTGACCAGCCTTCATCTTGCTAAGTGCGGCATTAGCAAAGTTAGGGTCTATATTGCCTCTTTTAATTACTTGCTGAACTGTAGCAAGACCGTTTTCCCATTCAGGATAGCCCTTGCGGTCGGCCATGTAATTTACTAGTTCTTTAGTTAAAGCAACCTTTTGTGCTTTATCTGGTGTAGCGTTAATTGTCTGTGCAGCCTTCTGAATATATTGATTCATATTCTGAGTTGTCTGCTTCTGTTGATTGAACTTACCAACTGCGGGAGCAGTACTCTTTACACCTGTTGCCGCCGGGCCTGTTGTCGGGGTAGTAGGTGCTGTAGGTGTTGTTGCTCCGGGCTGTCCTGCTTGAGGCTGAACTGATGCGGGGTTTACTTGACGGGGTGTGCCTCTAGCAGAAGGATTAATTAAACCGCTTTTGATTCCAGTTTCAAGACTAGAAATAGCATCACCAACAAAGTCCTTGATAAAGATATCCTGAGCCATTTGTTGCTGTGTAGACTTGCCACCAGTTTTGCCAAATAGACTTTTCAATGCGGCGGAACCATAGTCGCCAACTAAACTACTCAAACGTAGTTCATTTAATTTCTGTTCTGCTGGTTTAAAATCATTCAGTTTCATTTTTCTTCCTTAAGGTCTTTGCAAATCTATTTTGATCTTTACCCTTAATTGCACTAAGCAATTTCTTCTCAAGCAATTCAGCCTTTTCAGGGGAATAATTACGTTGTATCAATTCAATAAGATTGATTGCGCTAGTAATGATGTTGGAAGCCCTGGACTCAATTACATAATTGATATCTCGGTGTTCCCCAATTGACTGTAGTTCCTCCAAGAGGCTTTTTGTTTTCTTTTGCATGAATTATAAAGATCCTACTGAATGTATTTATTCTTAAATCTGAAAATCATTTCTTTAGGGAACTAAGTAAAGACTTCAATTTTGCGCTCTGAACGTCAGGAATAACACGTTTATTCCCAAGTTCTATCTCGCCTGTAATAGGGTCTATTGTTTCATTTACAGTGCCTACAGTGCTAGTTGCTCTAATTTTAGCCATAATATCAGTTGCGCTAGGCTGAGATTGAGTCTTTTGACCATGCCCTTCTGGGTCAGAATCAGTAATTCGCATGGTATCAATGTTATAATCTAAGTCAATCTTTTGACCTACACCCGTTGAACTACGTGATTTCATACATTGAATTTGATATTGGCCACGTTCACGCATACTACGACTTGTAAAGATACCAAACACGTTATCCGCAGTATTAATCTTACTGATACCACCTGCAATGTGACTATGATCGAATTCGATTTCTTCTACAGCACTACGATTCAACTGTGACGCAGTAACCATAAGAATACCTAATTCTTTCGCTAAGTTACGCAATTCTTCTGATACGTATTTGTCTTTAATGAACTGATCGTTGGGATTGACTTTAACAGATACCGGCATAACCAAATCAAGATAATCGACCATTACAAAGTCAATCTTGATACCTGTTTGAATCTGAACTTCTTTGATATATGCTCTAATGTCGTTAACGTTAGATTGTGCTGGCATACCCTTAACACGATATTGACCAGCCTTCTTTGCAACCATTTTAACTCGTAATTCAGTTGTGTCAATATCCTTACGAATTTCTCTAGTACTCATACTAGTTAACATCGCATCAGTGCGTAATGAAGTCAATTCTTCTGAAAGTTCTAGTGAAATATAAACACCACTTAATCCAGATTGCAACCAATTCAATGCAATGTTCATCATAACAAGTGACTTACCTGAACCTGAGCCACCTGCAAAGATATTCAACTCACCTCGACTGAATCCACCATATAACAGTTTGTCCATTTGAGGCCAGCCAGTAGACACCTGTCCACCTGCATTGAAGTACTTATTGATACGTGCTTTCGGATCAGCAAAGTAATCTGTACCCATGTCACGTTGCAATGAAATCTGTACTGCGTCTTTGATTAATTTTTCAACAGGATCAAACTCACCCTTTTCAAGTAAGTCGGCAGCCTTCATAATTGCACGTTCAAGTTCTTGTCTCTTAGTGAACGATTCAAACTCTTCTAAGAACCAATCATTATGACCCTCAGATAAATCAGGAACAACATCAATGTCTTGACCGGTTGTTGCTTTGATTTGTACCGGGTCGGGTAGAATGTTATACTTAGTGGAATGCTCTACAATGAATTCTGCTACGGGACGCAACTTACGATCAAAGTTCTCCGAATTCATGATATTCATGACCCGTGTATATAACTCTGCGTTAGTAACCATCATGCGCAAGAACAATGCTTGCACCTCTGTATTATAATCTTTTATCAATTTTCCTCCGTTGCATCTGAATCTTAATCTTGTTGTTTGTTGCGTTCTGTAATATACTTAGTAATGTAGGCAGTCTACCATATTTTACTACAGCATCATTGGCATCCTTAATTTCATCTTCCCAATTTGGAAGACTTACTTCAAACCCTAACTCTAATGCTCTATCAATAATTCCTAATCCCGTCTTATCCATATCAGGAACAACAATGATTTTTCTATTAAGTGTTCGCAATAAATCTGCTTGTTCATCGCTAATAGTTTCATGCGTTACCGCACATCCATTAAGTGCGATAGCATCAAATATACCTTCAAACACTAGACATACTTCATACTCTGGCTTTTGCAAGTCAAAGCCAAATACAAATCCTTGTTGCTGATCTTTGATATATTTAGGAATACGATTATCAAGATAACGACTGATATGACCTACAATCTTATTTTGATATGTGTAGGGTATAATAATTCTATTACTGTTTCTGCCGGTTTCAGAAGGAGTAATCATGAAGGGGTAATCAGTATGTTTGACACCCCTGTTATTCAAATAGTTGATAAACGTTTGATGTTCACTATTACTATCATCAATTAATTCTGCATCATCGGGTAAAGATAACTCTTTAAATGTAATTTTAGTTTTTTTCTTTTTAACTGCAATAATCTCAAGCAAATCTTTTTGCTGTAAACTTGCTAGATTCCATTTAGAGATTTCGGTATCGTCTACCCCACACCATCTTAATAGTTGTTTAGTATTTCCACTTAGTGGCTTGCCAATAGTGAATCCACATTTAAAGTTACAGTTAAAGCAATGATATGACCAGTTGATATCCCCATCATAAATGATTCCGCCTCGCATACGTTTGTCGGCTTTGTGTCCACGGTTATGACAGCACACAGCATTAAAACTATGCCATCCACTTTGTGTTAGTTTTTTCTTACCTGGGACTACCGTTAGGATATCAAACATAATACTATTATAGCATAACCTGCGAGAAAATCAAGCAATAAGGTTATATTATCTAGCCAAAATGTTTGTTACTGCACCGGCATTGCTTACGAACTCCATTCGAACGAACGGGTGAAATCCTACGATAGTATATCCAAACGTATCAGTAGCGTTAGCATATGTATCAGTTGTAATGGGGTACCATTCAGTATCAGGTTGGGTTGAACCGGATACAATTACATCACCGTTAAATTCAACATATGATGTTTGAATTGTTAAGATAG